GCTGCTTGGACAGGGTGCGACCAAAAGCTTGCAGGCGTTCTTCTTTTTTCTCGCGCTCGACTTCGGGATCGATCTCTTCAATCTCTACGTCGATTTGCTGTGGCTGTAGTTCCATCGTGAGTCCTTAATAAACCGTCATCTTGGGCGAGGCATTGGCTGACGCCTGACCGGGTTGAATTCCTTTTTGCGGTTGCAGTTGCATCTGCACTGCTGGCGCAACAGGCGATGCGCTTGAACGCATCTGGCTGGCGATAAGGCCGCCGGTGTTGCCGATTGCCTGACCGTTGTTCTGGATGGCTTGCTGGTTCTGCAAAGTCGAATAGGACGAAGTCAGCGATGGGGCAAGCGGGTTGTTGCTCTTGGGCATGACGTTCTGTGGCGATGTCATGCCGTTCATCATCTGGTTCGACATCTGGTTCGGGTTTAAGCTGTAGGGGTTCATGCCGGCCATTACTTTTTCTCCTTGCGTTTAGCAGCTTCTTCGTCCCACATGCGTTTGTCGTTGGCCCACTTCTCAGGGACGGAGAAGTAACGGTCGCCCATCTTGATAATCGTAGCACCGCGTGCCTTCTCACCCTCTTCGGCTTTGTCCCACGTTTCGTGGCTTTTGCCCTTCAAAACGATATAGCTGTCAGGCGGCAGCTTGTACTTCTGCCGATCCTGTTTGCTGGCACGGGTGACTGAACCCCAGTGCCCTTCATTCTCACCTGTGCCGGTCGGGCCGAGGCCGCCGCGCTTGGCGGTATCGTAATCGTAATCGGAACCTTCGGGATCGAACTTCGGCATCTCAATACCCCATCTCACTGTCAAGTATGCCGAACGACAAAACCGGTGCGTTGCCTCGGGTCATCTTCGTTCTGGCTTCAGCCTCTGATTGCGTCTTAGCGTGACGGCGCATCATCATGGCGTATCGGGTTGCAGACAGCAAGTCGTCGGTCATCTTGACGATCATGCCGTCCTTGCGGTGGTACAGGCGGAACTCCTCGAACCACTCCTCCAGATGAGCGAACACGCGCAGGCGATGCGTCTGCATACGTGCCAGCATCTCGGCCACACCGGCCTCGACGCCGTTGCTGCCATCCTCGAATGTGGCGCGGTCCTTCAGCATGGCCAGACCTTGTGCCTTGTACTGGGCAGCAAGCTGTTCGCCGCTACCCTTATCACGTTGCAAGCCGTCATGCGGCCAAGCGACTGGCACCCAGTCGCCGCGTGCCTTGATGCCGGCGGCGTGGATCACGATCGATTGGTCCTTCACCCGGTAGCAGTCGGTCACGTACAGCACATCGGCGTCGCGATCCCATGCCATCCAGACCACAGCGGTCGGGTGGTCGATACCGAAGTCCAGACCAATGATGCGCGGCCAGTGCGGCGGGATCGGGAACGCGGTCACCTTGATCGCGTCTTCGGCGATCGGGAACACACGTCCACTGCCCAGAATCGGGATGCCCTTCGCACGCGCTTCGCGCTCATGCTCCGGGTAGCTGGCGATGATCGCATCGCGCTGCTCTTGCGTGTAATGCTCCGCATCGTTGATCGTCATCGTCGTGACGGTCGAACTTGCAGGCTTGTCCAGCAGGAACCGCTTCACCACCTCAGACATACCGAGCAGTGGCGTGAAGGTCACGAACACCAGACCGCCGGTGGCGTTGGTACGCGTCAAGCCTTCGGAGTAGATCGACAGCGGTGGCTCTTCGTCGAACCAGACGTAGTCAACCGTGTCGGCCTGCCACTTCGTGCGGCCTTGGTCGTAGCTGTTGAACTGAATCACGCTGTCCTCGCCACAGACGTGGCGAACGACAATACTCGACACCGCATCAGCGACCCCGTGCTTCATGCTGGTGTCGCGCAGGTTCGCATGCGGGATCGCACCGGTGCCCCACTCTTCCCTAATCTCTGGTGGGCCAAGCAGCAAACGCTGCACACCCTTGCGAGTCAGTTCGGCAGACTCGGACCCGACCATGCCGCGAGTCGCGTAGGGGAACCGCTTGCCAGTCCACCAGCTCGGGTAGATGCCGGTCGCGTGCATGGCGACCTCGAATGCACCGGCCCATGTCTTGCCAAGCTGGTTGCCTGCCATGAACAGGCGTTCGCGGAACTCCGAACCAACGTCGTGGAACTCCATCTGCTTCGCATACGGCTTGTATGCGGTCAGCTTGTTTCGCTTGGCCCTGATGTCCTTCAGGCGCAACAGCTCGTACAGCTCCCGCTTCTCGGCGTCATCCAGCCTCGACAGATTCATGCCGGCGAGATTCATCGCATCGCCTTTTGCAGCAAAGCACCCAGCCGCTGGTCAAGCTGTTCGCTGGTCAATTCCAGACTGCCGGACATCTTGACCTCGACGGCTTTCAGCTTGGGCTGCGTGTAGTTCAGAATCTCAGACAGCATGCGAACGCGCACGTCAGCATCGAGGTCGTACCGACGTGCTTGTTGACCCGTGACCGGGTCCATGACTGCTTCACCGTTCTCATCGACCAGTGGTCGGCCTTTGAGAATGCGTGCGAACTCGACCGCTGGGTCGAGACCCTCTTCGACCAGCGCCTCAGATACGGCCATGAGGTTGATCTTCAGCGGGTGCCGAGAACCAGAGCTTTTGCGCACCGGGTGCGTGTAGCCCGTCTTCGGACCCGCAGCTTCGAGGTCCTCTGACGAAGCAAGGCGCGGCGGTGCGCCGTTCAACTCATCGAGTCTCGCGGCTTGTTTTTTGCGGCCCATACTTCATCGCCTTTTTAATCATTCCGCCGCCCTTGTCTGCCTCATTGAAATCCTTTGCCACAGACGTGGGAACGCCGACCTTCTTTGCGAAGGCCGGGTCATGGGCAGCGGCGGCCATCATTCTGGCCTGTGCTGGGCTTTTGCTTGGCATTAGCTTTTCCCCATTGCTCTGCGAACGATGCCCGTCTTGGCCGTCTTCGCTGACTCTTCGAAGTCGGCTTTAGACGGGGCACCCTTGCTGCCGGGTTTGCGCATGCGTTCACCCGAGCCGCTGGCAATACGTTCGCGTTTCGCGTTGATGTTTGCGTAGAGGCCGGGCTTTTCCATGGTTACACCTTGCCGGGGATTTCGCCGCCTTGGAAGCCGGGGATGTTGCCCTTCATGCCGCCCTTGTAGGCTGGCTGGGTTTTGTCAGTGCCGGGCATTGGTACAGGGACCTTGCCGGGGATTTCGCCCTTGCCTTGGCTCTGGTTGCTACCGACGGGGCCGGGGATCGGACCGCCATCTTTCATGCCACCGGTTGCTGCACGCATGGTGTTACGGCTCTCTGGTTTGCTGTAGTTTTGCATGGTTTACTCCATCATGTTTGGGTTGCTCGGGCGTTTTGCTGCTTCTTCGTTCCACATCGACTTCATGTCGGGTTCTGCTTCCATCTCTTCGTCCATCTCCTGATCCATGATCAGGCCCTTGACGGCTTGCATTGCGTCCTCGACGTTGTCGAACTCCATCGTTTCCATCTCTTCGTCGGGACTCTCAGCCATAACGGTAACGCGTCCGTCGTCGGCAACTTCGATTGTGATGCGCTCCATTGCGGCTCCTGTGAATGTGAAAAAAGCCGCTGAAGTAGGCGGCTTTTGTGGCGAGATGCGTGAAAACTGCGGACGCACTGGCTCCCGAAAAATTGTAAATTTCAATTCCGACATCGTCAAGCGGTAATTTCAACTTATTTTTAGCCCGACAAAAACTTCCTACTTTTTGTAGCGTTGCACAAATACAACAGACTTTTTAGATTATTTTCGATTCAGTGCTTGACATGACCTGTCAATGTCAATACGATGGGAACCGTAGTAGATGCAGTCAGTAGCGCCGCGAAGGAACCAGCGGGATAGAAAAAGGGAACCACCGGAGTTCTGATCTAGGCGTGATGAGCGCAAGGGACCACCGGCAGACCGCTAAGACTCAGTCCCCGAGACTGCCGAGTGCGAAGGAAAACGAAAGGCCAGCGTGCTGGCTTTTCGCGGCGTAACAGGCTGCCGACAAATGCCTGACCAAACGAAGGGGTTCATCATGAAAATTGAAATTCTGATCAAGGGCGTGTACGGCGTCACCAAGTATTACCCGGTCTGCCCGACCGGCAAGCTGCTGGCTGAGATTGCCGGCACCACGACGCTGACCGAGGCAGTGCTGAAGAAAATCAAGGCGCTGGGCTACGAGCTGGAATTCAAACTGCCGGCTCCCCCGGCCATCTAAGGAGACCAACATGACTACCGCAGAACAAAACGTTGCCATGTACGGCATCAAGTACCTTGACGAATTCGTCGCAGGTATCAAAAACAGCCTGACCTACAAAATGACCGGCGGCTTCATGGTTGTGGCCGGCCTGATGTCTGATGCACAGGAACAGATGGCCTTCGGTGATGTTGAGGGGGCCAGAAAGACGCTGAATCTTGCCAAGTATTTGCAGTTCATGATTGCAGCCGGTGAGTTGGAATTCAAAAACGCGGAGGTCGTATGAAATACAAAATCGATTTTGACGACGGCGACGACGATCGCATGCCTTGCTGGGTTGTACTCGAACGGATAGGTGACGGGGTGTACAACATCCTCGACCGTTGTTTCACCGAAGCCGAGGCCGAGTCGCTTGCCCGTGCTTACAACGCTATCGAGCTTTACGAAGCCAGCGCCTACTGATGAGACCGGGTGGTACCGGTCGAAACCGCTCTCGGGCGGTCTAGGAAACCCGTGCTGCCCGGTTGGCAGTTTCTTTTTAGGAGATACACATGTCACACGAACTTACTACCCACGCTGATGGCCGCGTCGAATTTGCTTATCTGGCTTCGGACGGCACACCGTGGCACGGTCTTGGCCAAGCACTGGCAGACGGTACCAGCCTTGACGACTGGCGCGTTGCCGCTGGCATGGACTGGAAAATTCGCCGCAGCGAGATTCGCTACGCTGTTGCACGCGATGCATCGACTGATAGCCTGATCAAGCTGCCTGACCAGCACGTCCTGTTCCGCAGTGACAACAACGACGCGCTCGGTGTTGTGTCCAAGCGTTACCAAGTCGTTCAGCCCGGCGAGGTCTTGGAGTTCTTCCGCGACATCGCCAAGGCAGGCGGTCTGGAACTGTCAGCAGCCGGCACGATCTACGGCGGCAAGCGTTTCTGGGCCACGGCCAAGATCGGCGAAGCTGCACCGACCTCGATCGCTGACACGATCGGCGGTTACCTGCTGATCTCGACCAGCGCCGACGGCAGTCTGGCAACTGAGGTGCGCCGCACCACGGTTCGTACAGTCTGCAAGAACACGCTGGCCATGGCATTCGCTGATGCCAAAGCTTCGGTCAAGGTTTCGCACCGCTCGGTGTTCAGCCCTGATCAGGTCAAGGAGTTCATGGGCCTGAACGAAGCTGCATGGGAAGCTTTCCGCCACAACGTGACTCGCCTCGCAAACGTCGATGTTCACGAAGAAGAAGCCGGTGACTTTGTTGCCAAGCTTCTGGGTGGTGGTGAGAAGGTCCGCGAGTCAGCCGGGTTCACGAAGATTCTGGACCTGTTCAACGGCTCCGGCATGGGTGCTACGAACGACGGCGTGTTCGGTACAGCTTGGGGCCTGCTCAACGCGGTCACAGAGTACGCTGATCACCACGTCCGTGCCCGTACCGATCAGAACCGCTTCGTGTCCTCGCAGTGGGGCGCTGGTGCTGATCTGAAGCAGAAAGCCGCAAGCCTCTTGCTGGCTGCCTGACTGTAGCGTGCAGGGTACCTTCGGGTGCCCTGTGCAGTGCAGTTAGCACTACCGATCCAGCCGGATGCTGGTGTTTTTAGGAGATTCCCATGAAAGCAAATTCTCTCGATGTACTCGGCGGTGTCGTCGATCGTCTCGGTCAGATCAAAGCTCAACTGGCCGACCTGAAAAAGGAAGAAGCACGTCTCAAGGAAGAGCTGATCGACAGCGGTCTGGCCGTGGTCGAAGGTTCGTTCTACCGGGTTGCCGTGTCTGAATCCGAAGGCAAGGTTCTGGTGGACTGGAAGTCGATCGCTGAAAGGTTCAGCCCCTCCCGTCAACTGATCAAGGCCAACACCAGCAAGGGCGAGGCTTACTTCACCATCCGCGTGTCGGCAAGGAAGTCATCATGAACTACATCAGACAGCTCGAAACCACGAAGTTCGAACTAAACGACATAATCATCACCCGTGCTGAAAGGACGCAAGAGTTCCGCACGTATTTGCTGTCGTCGAAGTTCGACCCGATCCAGTCCGACGGATCACGCGGTGATCTGGTCGGCGTTACTGATGTCTTGAACTGGCTTCGGTACATCGAAGCCCCTGTCAATAATTAGGAGAACACCATGGTTGATTTTGAATTGCTGGACGCCGTCGAAGGCGACGTTGATCTGGACCCGTTCGAGTACTACAGTGTGTTGCAGGCCGCCATCAACGGCGGCACTGCGTGGAGCTTGCAAGGTGCATACGGTCGTGAGCTGATGGCTGCGATCGATAACGGCTTTTGCATGCTCGGTACCAACGCGTGCAAGGACTACTGGGGGAACGTGATACCTGCCCGTGACGACGTGAAGCCCGGCACCAAAGGCAGCTACGGATACGTGGCGGCCAGAATGGGTGAAGCGTGGGCCGACACCATTAACGGGGAGGCAGCATGAAAGACCCTGACAAGTGGCTTTACGTCACCTACGTTGTTGTGATGATCGTTATGTTGTTAGACCTGTTTGTGTGGAGGCCATGATGGATGCAGTCAACCTGATTCTTTCCGACGCTCGGGGGATTTACATCCCTCGGGATTTTTTGACAGACAACCAGAACCAAATCGCATGGAAGCACTGCGCTGCATGGGGCCTGACAAAACTAAACAGCCTTCACTGGATCATGGCTACCGATCCCGACAGTGGTTTTTACTGGGAAGACTGGGACTGGATACTGAACAACGCAAAGTACACAGACAAAGAAGGTAACGTGTATCGCCTGTATCAGGACGGTGACTTGTGGGGCCTGTGCTACGACAAGATGACCGACGAAGAGAAGAAGAACTTCGGCATGGAGGTGGAACATGACTGACTACCGAAAAGTCAGAACCACAAGCGACGGATGCGTCAACGAAGGTGACGTTCTTTATCTGTCTGAAAGACCGAAAGAAGTTTTCCGCGTTCAAAGCATATACGGACCCGTAACCAGAACCATGGTTCGGGTGGTAACCGGTGGCAAGGCGATGCTTGCTGACATTGTCACCGGCACTTTGTACGACCCGAAGACAGGCCGATCAAACTCATACCATCTCTCAATCATAGGAAAAGTAAAATGACAATCACTATCCAACCAACGCGCGACTACCTGCTCCACTTTACGGTGAAACCTGCCGGCGAAGACTTCAATCTAAAAATTGAATCTCAGTGGTGGGGCGCGGCAGACCGCAATGGACTGCAAACCAAGTTCGACGTGACACTGCCTGCGCATGAGTTGCGCCAGCTATCGCTTGAAATCGATAAGGCGACAAAGAGATGAAGCAAATCATCCGATACGGTCTTCTGACATTCGATGGAATCGTTTTCTGCTGGACCATGCAAAAGCCGGAAGTGTGGAAGCGATACAAAACTCAACGCTGTTTCATCGTACCCAAAGGAACACTATGACCTACCTCACGCTACACCAGTTCCTGATTGGGCTTGGCTGGACTGAATCAATGAAAAGCAAAATCATTGAGACATCCGAAAACAAAGACGTGGCATTTATCGCCGCATTCAAAGTTGGTGACAAGCTTTCGGCTTCCGCTTTTACAGAGAAGCCGGAAGAGTGGCCAGAGAACACGATCGGCGTTTGGTCAAGGCTCTCTGGTGCTGAAGTCAAGAAGTCCAAAACCATGGAGGCGCTCGATCTGGTTGATGAAGGCATGACGCGTTACGCCGCTGCAAAGCAAGTCGGTATCAGCGAATCTGCTGTTCACCGTGCTTGGCACAGGCGTCAAGGCAAAGCCATCTGTCCGACCTGTAATCAAATCATTCCTTGATCTTGTGCATGATCGCAACCGCGATCTCTCGCTCCATCCTACCAACCTCATCAAGTAACCACCGGGCCGCGTCGGAGCTATCCAGCTTCACGCGGCCCGTTCCGTTACAGCATCCGCATGGCACGTCACCCAGCATCGGCGTGCCGGGCACCACAGCGTACCCACGTCCAGAACAAGAGTTGCAGATATCGTCAAGCCAGTGAACCAACACGGCGTTCACCGTCGCATGACCGTCCACGTCGAACCAACGGCTTCGGACCATCGTCAGCAAACCATCGACGACCTTCGGAAACTCTTTGACATCTCCCGAATACTTCAGCCTGTACAAAGACAAACCCAATTCATTCGTCGCGCCTGCCATGCCGCAGGCCCTGACCACATCCACGTCACCCATCTGGTGGACCGGCTTCTCTCCGAGATTCGAAGAGACCTGTGCGCTCGATATCTTTTCCATCAAACTCATACACCGACCCTCTCTTTCATTTCGTTAACCGCTGCCACCAGAACCGCGTCAATCAATGCCTGCTGCGCGTCACCCTTCATCGCCAGAATCTGCATGATCCGCTCATCCACCGTGTTCCTCGCAACGATGTGATGCACAACCACCTCGCTTGCCTGACCGGGTCTGTGCAGTCGTGCGTTCGCCTGCTCGTACAAATCCAAACTATCCGGAAGCGAAAACCAAACCGCAACATGGCCGCCGACCTGCAAGCCATCCACGCCGTGGCCGCCGGAAGCCGGGTGCATCAGCATCAAGCTGATCTCGCCCTTCTGCCAAGACTTAAAGCTCGGCTCACCGTCAAACACGACAGCCTTCGGGAACCGGTCAAGTATCCTCGCCTGATC